TTCATGTACCAGTGTTTGTAAGCGCTCCTGAGTATTGATAGACCTTCCCAGTTTTCACCTTCTTTTTGATTTACAAAGACAATCAACTTATCCATTGGAATTTCAAAAGTACCATTTACAGTCTGCTGAACAATGCCATTGTCTTTATTCTTTAATTGCCACTGAAGAACTGTATCTGGATATCGAGGCGAAAGTTTACGAAGTCCAAGCTTCATGTCTGGTCGCCATTCCCAGATAATCTCAAAAGGCATTGAACCGTAGACAAGGTAAAGTAAAATCTCTCCAAGAGTTTCTTCCCAAGTCCTTGAACCTTCCTCCATTATTTCTTTTTTGACGAACTCTGCAACTTCAACGTCTAACTTGTCATCACTGGCTGGATCAACTCTCCAACGAGCTGAAAGAATAGGTAAAAAGATTGCGAGAAGTGTAGCTTTGATTGTTGCATCGCCCCAGCGCATTTCGTCATAGATAGCTACTCTCCGTGCGCCCATGAACTTGTAGTTGTAATCTTTAGACACGATGATTCCATTGAGGGCAATACCTGCTGAATCGCCTATTTCAGTTGGTGCTTTACGTGAGGAGTTGATCTTTGGAGCTGGAACTTTTGATGTGCTTTGCTTTGGCATAAGTCAATAATAGCAGTTTAACTATATTTTTGAAAGTATCCGACAATCTTGGACGATTCCCGATTTTACTTCCAATCATTGCTACTTACGGTCAGTCCTCCAATACCTGATCTTGTAGGCGCCACAACTTGCGGCACCCAAGGTCGTTTTTCCTCAGCTGGTTTTATTGGTGGTTGTGGTCTGTTGGATATATCTGGTGGCAAGAACGACCTAGCAATTCTTTTGAATAGTTGAATAACGCCATACCGGAGAGCATCTGGTCCGTGATCGTCTTCCTTTAATGGCTCTTGAGAGTACAAACCATTAGCGAGCTTTCTTCTTTTGTAGCTCATTAGCTCTATTCGAAGTTGTGGACACGTGTCAGTAATCATCAATCTACCAGAAGAAAACAATCTGCGCACAAGATTGATACCATTATTTATTCTCAGCAATTGACTGCCCTCCTGCAAATTGAGTATTGGAGCACCCTTCATTCTGCGATCTTCAATTTCGGTTAGTCCATGAGGATCAGGCACCCATCCCCGGATGCTTCCCCTTGAGCCTGTTGCCTTGTCTGGTAGCTTCAAACCGTAGCCAGCTAGTTTATCCCCTACACTGTTCCATATCTCATCAGTACCCATATGGTCAAGATAGAGTTCGTCAAAGACAACTAACCTATCCATTGTTGTTGGAACCCAGCAAAAAAGAATAACGTCTGGGTGTCCTTCACCATACCCAAAGTCTTCAAAGATGTACACAAAACCACCCTTGCCTACTGGTGTCCATTCAACCAGCAAATTATTGTCGTCAGAGTAACTATCCCCATAAATAACACCTTTTAGCCCAGGACGTGTACAAACCCACTCTGTTTGCCAAGTCTCATCGTCAAGAGTATTGAACTTTGTTATTGCGTCATCCCAGAAGTAGTACCCATTAGCTTTGCCGATATTGGCTGGTAGCGCGCCCTTGAAGGTATCGTGAATCAACTTCATTTTGACTGGATCATCAACTGGTAGCTTTTCCACTACCTCCCAGATACACCACATGTAGACTTTAGCTTTGCGTTCCGGAGCCTCATCAAGCATTCGCTGCATTGGCCCATTAGCGAACTTTCGAGTAGAAGTTAGAACAGTTCGAGCTTTAACACCTTTTTTTGACTGAGCCATTGAAAGCGCCTGCTGTAAAACGGGCCAGATCATCAGGTCTATTTCATCGAGGAATACTAACTGAGGATGAGGGCTATTCACGCCAGACATGGTTCCAGTGAGGATTTGTACCTTTGAGCCGTTGAGTAGCTCTGTTTTACCCATAGTCATAGAGTCAATGTTGTGGACAAACGGAAAGCTCTTGGAAAAGTCCTTGAAGTATTCGTACCCTTTTTGTGCTTGAAATTGAATAGCCCCGACTGTAGCGATCTCTGTACCCTCTGAGTAATACGACATCAGCGTATCCAGCACTCCAAAGTTGAGCGTTTTGCCACCTGAGCGATTAGCAACAACAACAGCAAAATCAACTAGGCCAAAAATATAATCAGCTATAAAATCAAACGGCGCGCAGTGGTCGTGACAAATAGCTTGTTTAGGAATGTCGAGCTTAAAGTAATAAAGAATCCAGGCGTGAAGAAGCTCTTTGTTTTTTGTCAGAACTATGTCCAGCAGTAGTTCCCTAGGGTTGGGTAGACTATTCTGAATCTGTAGTGTTTTTGTTTCGGTAGTCATAGTGCCAGTTCAACATCTTTGCCATTAGTTCTGCTTCACTTTCATTTCTTGGTGCTCCGACCAGTGGTATATCGTCTTTATCTGTTACTTCTTTTCCAACTTTATAAACCTGCGAGAGTAACCACTTGCTGTCATCAATGTCTCCCTCAAGTGCCGGAACAATAATATTACCATTTTCATCACGTACTGCTTCCTTGCCTCGAACTCTTTTACTAATGTTTATCATCGCCACCGCCTTGAGGTCGTCAGAACGAAGCTCTAATAAACGTTGTAATACTAAGCTCGGTTTTAGTGTTCTCCATGTTTGTTCACTGATATTTGCCTTGTCATAGCTCCATTCAATCAATCTGGTTTGCAAAAAGTAAAACCAAAACGCTTTGTACCTTTCCAGTGTTATTTCTATCTTTCTTCCCTGTGGTTCTTTTCCACGCTTTATTTCATCAAGTATCAGTTTTAGCTCTACTTCATAGGTATCTAGATCGGTTATGTTTGACATGGTTTATTTCCTTACTGAGCTTTTTTCGAACCATTTGTAATACTCATATTTCTCTGCTTCCTTGATAACAACGATTGACTCACCTCTTTGAATAAACATCCAGTTCATGAACATTCTGCCAGTTCTACCATTACCATCAATGAACGGGTGAATTGTCTCGTATGCAATATGCGCTGTTCTTGGGTCTGTCTGTTCCCAGTTCACTATCCAATTACTCATGGCTTGATTGATCTTGCCAGCTTCCAAACCTTCGTGATCCCAAATGCGAACTGCAACTTTCCGATATTTACCAAGGTTCTCTTTATCTAGTTTACCTTTCATGAGTAACCGATGTGTAGTTAAAATGACCTCATGGGTGAGTTTCTTTTGTTTGGTGAGATAATCCCACGCAACCAGCGCCTGTCCAAGACTTTCAAGGTCATAGACATGCTCTATTGCGTTTGACTCTCGTAAAAATTCAGCGACTTGTATTTGATTCATATTGTTTTCTTTTAGCGTACATCTTTAAACGCTTCTAACTCTGCGGAACCAGTCGCCACTTCTTCTTCTGCGACACCTGTCGCTCTTTTCCGCTCCCTAGCTGTTTTTACATTTCTAATTCTAGCTATTTCTTCTCCAATTGGCAAACACGCCCACATTCTGGTGAGGGAATAATAAACAATAGTGAAGCGGTAAGCGTCATCGCTGAGAAGTTTCATTGGTGTAACGCCATGAAGGATTTTCTGCCCATCAAAAATTGTTACAGAGTTATTTTTAATCTCTAGCGCGCAATCGTACTCAGGAAGTGCGAGATAGCCACCTGCAACATTACGACGAATACCAAGCATACAAGAGTAGACATCTTTAAAGTTACCTGAGTCAAAATGGTACTTGAGAGGATTGTTTTTGTTTACGATACCTGAGGTAAACGGTGTACCCTCAATTTGATATTCCTTGCGGACTTTCTTTTCGGTTGAGCTGAGATGTGCTTCGTACGTTTCAGGTGCTATTTCAGAATACAAATCTACTACTTTTCGCCCATACTCACACAGCAGAGAGTGAGCTTTAGGATTATCTTCAGCTAGGGAAGTCACGGAGCAAAAATCTTTTCGTAAAGGTACACGAGGAGAATAACCAAATATACGGCTGGTAGTAACCAAACCGCTAACTCTGGTACCTACTTGGTAGTTTATTGATTGTAGAGCCATTGATAGCTCGCCTG